ATGTGACTGCGGAACTTCCAACGGACGGGAGCGGACAGGACGGGAAGGGAGAGGAAAGGAAAGGAAAGGAAGTAATCAAAGCCCGCTGGGGAAACTCAGCGGGCTTTTTTTTGCATTCGCCACTAATAGCAAAGCTGCGTTGTGGTTGCGGAATGTTGCGGCATCATGCCGAACATGTCCGACGCCACCGACATTGCCGCGATTGACGCCGCGCTCGCGAAGCCTGCTTCGCAGGCGGCTGACGGTGTGTCCGAGTCCAACCGCTCGGCATCCGATTTCATCGCGTTGCAGAATCACCGCAGATCGTTGGCGGCTGCCAATGACCCCGCCGCGTTCTTTCGCGGAATGACGTGCAAGATCGTCGCACCAGGGGGGCCGTAAGGTGCTCAACTGGATGAAGCGATTCTTGCCGAGGACGATCAACGCTCGTTTTGACATCGCTCAAACGAACGCCGACAACCGCAAGCATTGGGCGAACGCTGATTCGCTGTCAGCACGGGCCTCGATGTCGCCGGCCGTTCGTCGCGTCATTCGGATTCGCTCGCGCTACGAGTCCGAAAACAACTCGTGGTACAGCGGAGTGCTTCGCACTGCGACGAACCACATCGTCGGCTGCGGTCCTCGTCTGCAAGTGCTGACCGACAACCCGGAAGCCAACACGCGACTGGAACGGGCATTCGGGAACTGGTGCCGCAAGATTCAATTGGCCGACAAACTGCGGACTGCGGTCGAGGCGTATTGGCGAGACGGCGAAGTCTTTTTCATGCGGTCGGAGCGTCCTCGCAATTATCCGATGACGCTGGACCTGCGGACATTCGAGACCGAGCAAGTTGCCTCGCCGATGATGGGATCAATTCTGTCTGATCCGTTCGTCGATGACGGCATCCGGTTCGATCAAGCAACGAACGAGATCGAGTACCACGTCTTCGACCGGCATCCGGGCGGAATCAATCCGGTTTCGACGCTCAGCGGCCAGTGGTATCCGTCGCGCGAAGTGCTGCACCTGTTCCGAGCCGAGCGGCCTGGGCAAGTGCGAGGGCTTCCGCGAGCGACTCCTGCGTTGCCGTTGCTGCCAGTGATGCGACGTCAGCAGATGGCGACGCTGTTCTCGGCCGAGACTGCCGCGAACTTTGCCTTGTACCTCAAGAGCAATTCGCCAGCGATTGACCCAACAGCATCGCCCGCCGACTTCGCCGAAATCGAGATGGCTCGCAACATGCTGACCACGTTGCCGAGCGGTTGGGACATCGGGCAGGTCGAGCCGAAGCAGCCAGGTCCGAACTACAAAGAGTTCCAAGATCACACGCTCAAGAGCTTCGCGCGTTGCACCAACATGCCGTACCCGCTCGCGGCCGGTACTGCTCAAGACAGCAACTTCAGCAGCTTCAAGGGCGACATGCGAAACGTGTGGCGGCCGGAAGTGTTGAGCGAACAAGACCGAATCGAGACGTCGATCATCGAACCAATCTTCGCTTGGTTCCTCGAAGCGGCCATCTACGTTCCCAGCTTGCTGGACGGACTGCCACAACTCTCGGAAATCAATCACCGCTGGCATTGGCCACCGTTGCCGGACCTTGATCCGGTGGACACAGCAAACGCGGCCTCGATCAAGCTCGGCAGCGGTCAATCGACGCTGACACAGATTCACGCGGACGCCGGCCAAGATTGGGAGACCGAAGCGACGCGAGCGGCGACCGACTTCGGCGTTGACGTGGCGACGTACAAGGCGGCGTTGTTCGCGAAAACATTCGCCTCGCCGGGTGCCGGTCAATCAGCAGTCGGTGGAATGCCAGGTGCTGCACCAGCGGCGACGGCGGGAGCATTCACCGGCACGAAGCGACGCGATTTCACGAACAACCAAAAAGCGACGGCGGAAGTCCTCTCGGCAATGATCGCTGGAACGTCCGAAGTGTTGACAAAAGCGAGCCTATTGCGACTCGGTTGGGATGACGCGGCGGCACAATCGTTGATCGACGATGCCCGCGATGGTGCGATTACGTCACCAAACCTGGACCCGGCTGCGAGCGGATCGGCGGTGCCGGTATGAAAAATCTCAGCTTGCTCGCCTCACTGAATTTGAAAGCGGACGGTTCTCCGCGACGCTTTTCAATCCTCGCATACTCCGGCGGAAAGCTCGCCGTTGATGGCTTCGATCTGCCGGTGATTGTCGATCTTGCTGGCCTGACGATTCCTGCCAGCGTTCCGATTTTGATTGACCACACGAAGTCCGTCGAAGCAACGCTAGGCCTGACGGACACGATCACCAACGACGGCAAGACGCTGTTGATGGCCGGTGCGGTCACAGGTCAATCGGCAATGAGTCAGCAAGTCCTCGCACAGGCGGCGGCAGGTCATCAATGGCAAGCGTCCATCGGAGCGATGGTCGGCGATACGGTGGAGATCGCCGCTGGTCAATCAGTCACGGTCAACGGCCAAACATTCCAAGGGCCGGTCATCGTCGCAAAACAATCTGTTCTCCGCGAAACGTCCGTCCTCCCGATGGGGGCCGATCCGACAACTCAGGTCAATCTCGCCGCCAGTGCGGCATCTTCTCAGAAAGGTTCTGCTATGAACTTCGATCAATGGTGTGCGACTCTCGGCGTTGACCCGGCTGGCTTGGATGAAACGAATCGGGCTGCGTTGCAGCTCGCTTACGATGCCGCACAGAACCCGACGCCAGCGACGGCAATGCCCGCCGCTCCGGCGGTTGCTGCGGCTCCGGCTGCTCCGCCCGCCGCACTGCCGACCGCTTCGGCAGGTGCGACGATGAACCTGCAAGCGTCTTTGACGCAACAGAATCAGCAACTCGCCGCGAACATGCGACGAGTGAGCGAGATTCAGGCGAAGGCTTCGGCGTTCCCGATGATTGCTGCGACTGCGATCGAACAAAATTGGTCGCTCGACAAGGTGGAACTGGAAGTCCTCAAGGCGTCGTCAGCCAAGACTCGACCGACCAGCTTTCGCGGTGCCGAGAGTGCTCCCGAAAATCAGCCGCTCGTTTTGGAAGCGGCGATGGCGGTGGCTCGCAAGGTCACGAACAACGGACGGACTCCGGGTGTTGTGGCGATCGACAAGCAATACACCGACCAAACGCTGCAAGCTGCTCACACGCAGTTCCGTGGCCAGATCGGTTTGCAGCAGCTCATCATGATTTGTGCCGCTCAAGGCGGGATGCCAGTCTCGGCCGGCGATCGCATCACGACCGGCAACATCCGGCAAGTTCTGGCCTACGCCTGCCCGAAGAGTTTGGAAGCGTCGTTCTCTACGTTGAGCTTGCCGGGCATCCTCAGCAACATCGCCAACAAGGAGATTTTGCAGGGGTACATGGAAGAAGATGCCGTGTGGCGTGAGATCGCTCAGATTAAATCCGCGAGCGACTTTAAGACGATCACGAGCTATCGGATGCTCGATGATATGGCCTACGAGAAGCTTGGGCCGGCTGGTGAGATCAAGCACGGGAAGCTCGGCGAAGAGTCGTTCACTCGGTCGATCGACACCTACGCGAAGATGTTCAGCCTGACTCGGCAGGACATCATCAACGACGATTTGGGGGCGTTCGACGACCTCAAGCGGATCGTGGGTGCCGGTTCAGCAATGAAGCTCAATGATTTGTTTTGGGCAACGTTCCTGGGCAACCTCGCGACGATCTTCACGGCGACTCGCACAAACTACATTACCGGTGCGACGAGCAATCTCGGAACCGATGGTGTTGGTTTGGGACTTGGACAAAAGGCGTGGCGATCACGGACATCGCCAGCGGCAGACGGTGCCAAGCGATTGTCGGGAACGGCCAAGTTCCTGTTGGTCCCGCCAGAACTGGAAGTCATCGCCGACGCGCTGTACGCGACTCGAAACGTTGCGGCGGTCAAGGTGTCCGACTCTAACACGTTCGCCAACAAGTACACGCCGATCGTTGCGAATCAACTTTCTGATTCCTCGATCAGCGGGTACTCGACGACCGCGTGGTATCTGCTTGGTGAAAAGAGCAAGGGATCGCCGGTGGTCGTGTCGTTCTTGAACGGCCAAGAAACGCCGACAGTTGAATCGGCAGATGCTGATTTCAACACGCTCGGCATCCAGTTCCGTGGATACCACGACTACGGTTGTGACCTCGGCGACGGATACGTCAATGCGTTGATGAGCAAAGGTGCTGCGTAACGAGCGTTGGCTGACGCTGAAATCGGCTAGGGGTGTTCTATCCCCTCTCACACTTTTGAAAGGTTCAAATCATGGCTCAGGTGCAAACAATCAATGGTCCGCCAGGTGATTCGATCGACTACACGCCATCCGCCGCTGTGACTGGTGGTGACGTAGTTGTTCAGTCAGGACTTGTCGGTGTGGCAGTCACGGACATCGCCGCGAACAAACTCGGTTCGCTCTCGGTGACTGGTCTGAAATATGTGCCGAAGACGACAGCGGCTTGGTCAGCTGGGTTGCCTGTTCATTGGAACGCGACCGGCGACCCGGACAGCGGGACGGTCGGAACTGGTGCCGCGAATCAGCTCGGCGTCGGAGTGCTCATGGGCGTGGCCGCGTTGGCCGCTGTGAGCGGTGACGATCGCGGTTATGTGTTGCTCGGCAGAGCGGCTGGCGACAATTCTGGTGCGTCCAGTTCTGTGACGCCGACTGTTGGTGGGGGAACCACTGGCCTGATTCCTGCGAATGCAGGATTCGTCACGGTCATCAACGGTGTTGACGCCAACAGCCAGATCAGTCTGCCGGCCGGAACGGTTGGTGACGAAATCAAGATTCTGGTCGGTACTACCGGCTGCGAACTGATCTCCGCAGTCGCGGCCGACAAAGTGAACGAAGTTACGGTCGGTGCGACGAATGAACTCGCGCTGACGGCCGAGGCATTTTACATCTGCCGATACACGAAATCCGGTTTCTGGATTGTGGTCGGTCGAACCAAACTCGGAGCCGACCAGGCAGCGTTGGTGCCTGACACTCTGTAATCCTCCGGGCTGACGGTGCGGCGGTGAGTCCGCCTCTCACTGCCCGCCGTCTGGCTTGGTTTTGGAAATGAAGAATGGCTCTCTCAGGTGTTGGGACTGCGTTGGCAACGTCGCTGCTGGCACAAACCGGCAGCAGTTGGACTTACACGCAGGTCAACACAACCGGACCTCTCAGTCTCTACAAAGGAGACATGCCGCCGGTGATTGTTGACAACGGGATGGGTCAAGCGACTGAAATCATCATGGCATCTTTCCGTGGTTTGCGAAGCGATTTTGAAGCGTTGTGTGCCAAGCCGTTGCGAGGCGACAAGCTGACCGATGGCACGACGACCTATGACGTGCAGCCGATCCTTGACAAGTGCTTCTACACGGTCGGCGGAATGATTCACATTCATGCGAAACGAGTCAGTGGATAATGGCAGCAGTCACGATTGATCCGAGCGTCGAAGCCTGCCAAGCGTTGATCGCACAGATCAACGCGGGAACGGCCTACACGTTGCAGGTCAACGCGATTTACTCCGAGCAGTTGATTGATTCGCTGGAAGAAATCGACGTGCTGCGGGTTGATGTCTGCACGGACGAATCTGAAACGCTGGAGGAGACCCTGGCGATTGAGGATCGCACGAGCCACAAGATTCGGATTTGGATTCGAAACAAGGTCAACGATTGGGAAAACAGAACGATCGACCCGCTGAAGCTGCTCGTGCGGCAGATTTATCAGCGGGTGAATAATTTCGATTCGAGCAACCAACGGGTGCGAGTTTGGGAATGTGACTACGAGCCTCTTGAGAATCCGAGCAAAGAAACATTGAGAACCGCTGGCTTGTTCGTGTCGCAGATTGTTCTGCGAGTCGAAGTCGATCCACCGGCATAACCTGAAAGGTTTCCGATCATGGCAGTCAAAATGAAATCAAAGGGCACAGCGTTGTTTATCAGTATATCGAGCGTCTACACCGCGATCCCGGAACTCGAAAAAATCGACCGGAGCGGCAGCAAGACTGAGACCTACGAGGCTCGCCCGCTCGACATCGGAGCAAGTGCGTATGGCACACAGTTCCACCAAAACGGTTACGCCAGCCCGCCGAAGATTACCGCCGAGGGTTTTTATGACGCGGTTAATGCCGTCCACGCTGCGTTACTTTTGCTATCGTGGACGCCGGTCGCTCTGACGCCGTTCAACACAAACTTCAAGATCACTTACACCAACGCCGCGCCAGTGTCTGAAATTTGGGCAGTGCCCGGCGTCGGCTTCGACGTGAACGTTGACGCGCCGAAAGGCGTGCGATTCAAGCTCGATCTGCAATGCACTGGCGACCCGTCGTAATTTTTAAAACCAAGGGGAGGTTACTTCGTTATGCCAAAGGCTTTTTTTCGCATGGAATGCGGCGCGGACGTGTCGGCGATCACCGACGAAACGCAACTCGCGAAACTAACGTCTCGCCTGGAAAAAATGCGCGACGGAACCGAGCGGCCAGTATTTTTCTGGCCGTCCGGCTGTGTCGTTGAAGGGGCGGTCGCTGAGCACATTCTTGCCTGCGGGATCGGCCTGCCGGTTGATGACGCATCGGCCAAGGAAGTCGGCATGACGCCGGACGATTTCAAGAGAGTGCAGGTCGTTTATGACGCGACGCTGGCTCGAATCAAACATGAGGACATGGACCTGTTCCGAGCCGGTGCAATCATCGGCTACGACGACGACGGTCGCTATTTGCGAGGCCCGAATTGGGCACAGCACGCAGCAACGATTGGCGAGGAAGACGAAGACGAGGACGAGGACAAGTAACCAACAAAGGGGGCTGCAATGGCATTCGGGGGAATGGCGAAAAAGTTACGGAATCGACACGGGCGGAAGATCGAAATTGACGGCGAGACGTACTTCGTCCGCAGTCCGATCATGCGAGAGCTTCGCGAAGTCGATGAGCTTCGTGCGTCGCAAAAGAACGGGACTCCTGAACAGCAAGCCGAGGCAAGCCGACTGGCAACTGCCGCTTGGTTCGCGTTTGTGATTTGCGAAGATGCTGATGGGACTCTGACCTACAGTCGCGACGAGGGTGAGTCACTGACTGATTGGGCAACGCGAGTCGAGGAAGAGCTGAGCATGGTCGAGAACGCGACCATGCAAGCGATCAGCAGCAAGGTCGGAAAAATCACCGCGTTACCGACTGTTGAGGCTGTCGTAAAAAACTGACGCAGGATGCGACCATTCGGCTCGCGGCCAGGCTCGCCCGTGCCGCTGGCCGCATCCTCCCGATGCATTGGGTAGAGGTCTACGAGTCGCACACTCCCTACGAGTGGTTAGTGCAGCAAGTTCTCGCAGCAGTTGATCCGTGGGGTGACGAGCGAGCGGATATTCGAGCCGCTCACAACACGCAATGGGCCACGGCGGGCGAGTTCGACAGACAAGAGGCGTTTGACCAGCTTCGGAATTATCTGAAGATCAACGACAACAACGACTGACCGCGAAAGGGGCCGCGATGGCAAAATCCAAGGGCGGCGGCGGAAGCAAGGGTGCACAACTCAACGCGAGCGTCAACGCTGTCACCGCTTCGCTGAAAACGCAGCGGCAGGCATGGACTGAGGTGATTTCGTCGCTGAACGAATATCGTGCGATTGAGTTGCCGGACTTCTCGCAGAGTGCGCCCGATGTGGCCGGATGGCAGACGCTCACGGCGGAAGTCAAAGCGTACTCCGATGCGACAACAGCTTCATCCGAGAGCATGGCAGCTAGTGCCGCAGCAATGCAGGAAATGATTGCCAGCGCAGCTCAAACTCAATCTGGACTTGAAGGAGTCAAAAGTGAGATAAACAGCGGTGCGTCAGCATCGCGTGAGCAGCTTGACCAGACGATCACGACAATCGTAAGGCAAGAGAAATCATGGACTAGTCTTGCCGGAACTGTGATTGGCAGTACGGCCTCGATGGCTAACGCAGTGATTGGGTATATCACCAGCAAAAACACACTCGCGATCGCCAACCTGAACGCAACACGTGCGGAATTGACGCTGGCCGCTGCGACAGTCAATGCCGCCGCCGTGCAAGCCGCGTCAACGGCGGCAATCGGTGCCCAAACAACGGCAACCGTAGTCGCGATTCCGCCGACGTTGACGCTGGCTGGAGCAGTTGCGATTCTGACCGCACCGTTGACGCTCATTATCGGAGGACTCGCGCTCGCCGCCGCCGCACTCTATTACTTTGTTGGAGGCAGCGATGAAGCGACCGATGCGGCCAGCGGAACTGGCGACGCAACGGATAGGGCGGCGTCTCAAGCTGATTCGCTGTCGCTGGCCTGGCAGGAAGTCGCCAAGCAAGCCGCAAACGTCACTGCCGCGACGAATAAAACCGCTGTCGGACTCTCCGCAGTGGAAACCGCGGCACAGTCGTTGAAGGGCGGTCTTATCCCTGAAGACGCTATGGAGCGAACGAAAGAGTTCTGGACAGAATCTGGAGCAGTTGCCGTTGCATGGGCCGAACTAATGGCCACGATCTCACAGCCTGTTATTGATGCCGGACTAGCTATTGGAAGTTTGGCTGTCGAATGGTTGGGCCTTAAATCAGCGGCTGAAACTGCGATAGCGATGGTTAAAAAAGTCGCTGATGCAATCAATTGGGTGAAAGATAAGGCCAATGAATACATCACCGCAGCGAAAGTGATGGCCCATATGGCCGCCACTGGCTCGACTGAGGCCGAAGCGAAAGCATACGTCGCGCAAGGTCAAGCGATTCTAGAGGCGTCAGCACGCACGGAAGCGATGACTGCACGGCTGGAAGAGCAGCGGAAAAGTTACCAGGGCTACCGCCAGTCGATTGACGACGCAGCCAAGTCAGCGGCTCGCGGTGCGGAGATGACACGCATCGGCTCGATCACAACACTGGCCGGCATCGAAGAGGAGCGGGCGGCGATCGACAGAAAAGCCACCGCAGATTTTGATGCCAACGCGAAACGGATCGCAGGACTCCAGAAAGCCGGAGCACCTAAGGAACAAATCGACGCAGAGAAAAAAGATCAAGACAAAGCCACCGAGGAGCGAACCGAGAAGCTCAAGAAGCTAGCCGAGCTTGAAGAGGGTATCAAATCCGGCCGCGTCGAGACCGGCGTTGATGCCGCGACTCGAAAGACGACCGAAGCTATTCAGGAACTAACACTTGGCCACACGGAAAACACAATTGCAACCATGCGAAACCAGGCCGCACAGAATGGCCAACTTGCGGCGTTCGAGGCGGGCTTGCCAGCGTACCGAGCGGCACAGGCTGCACTCGCCGCGACGAAGGAAGCGACCGACGCGAAAAAGAAAGCCGACGAAGATGCCGAGCGAGCAATCCAGAAAGTCGCCGACGCGAACAAGTCAGCGACCGCAAACATTGAAACCATGAAGGACAAAATCGCAATCCTCAACGGCACGATGACCGAGGCCGGTGTCGCGATGAAGGCGATGCAGGCCATCGGGCTGAGTCCAGAGATCGCGGCCGAGACTGCGAAGGTCACGGCTGAATTTAATAAACTGACGATTGCGAAAAAGGGCACGACGCAGATTTCCGAACTGCGTGACGAGATCGACCTGTTGAATGGCTCGACAACAGCAGCAGCAATTGCAATGAAAAAATTGAGTGAGCAAGGATTTTCCGATGAGCAGGTTAGTGAGATCGGAGCCTTGACCGCCGAGCGAGACCGGCTCAAAGAATCGCAGAAGAAACCGGGCGGAGCGAAAGAAGCAAAAGACACTGCCGCACCTGCGTTGCAAGGCTCAAAAGAAGCTGCCGAAATCATGCTTCGCGGAGTCGGCGGCGGGAATCGGATGGAGAACCTGGCCGGTCAACAGTTGGCCGAACTCAAGCGGCTCAACAGCCAAAAGCCCGCAGTTGCTGCCACAAATCCCCCGCTGGTGCCGCCAGTCGCGCCGTTGACCGCCACATCCGCGCTGGCAATGGCGGCACCAGTTTTGAATTTGCAACGTGCTGGCCTGCCGGAGACGCCGAAGGTCAGCGGCATCTCCGAGCGAGTCACTGAGCCACGTCGCGAGAACCGTGACAGCGAGATGGTCGATTTGCTTCGCTCACAACTCCAAGAGCAAAAATTAACCACGTCGGCGATCAAAGAAATTGAGATGCCAAACCTGCAACTAGGGAACGTATGAGCGACGTCAGAATCAAATTCGTTCGCGATGTGCCTGTCAATCTTGATTCCCTGCCGCAGTCGGCACGCGGGCAGTGCCTCAAGCTCAGTCCTGAAGTTCAGCCAGTCATCGGAGAAGATGGCCAATTTGTGATGCCGCAAACTCCGCCGCGAGCTTGGCATTTCCCGGTCGGAGCCGTCGTGCAACTATCAGCAGCGTGGGCCGCGACGTATCTGGAATGCGGTGACGCCGAGCCTTACGAGAGCCACACGGGAATCGGCACGTTCAGCACGACCGAGCCGGAAGAACGAAAGGCGGCGGTGTAAAATGGCGTTCTCAGTGAATTGGCTGGTTGATGGGCCGAACAACTCGGCAGTCGAGCAGAGTGGTCGCATTGTCTCGAAATACAAACGAAACT